TAATGTGTTTTAAGGCGCTTCAGAAAAAACTAAAACTGACATCGAGCGGGTGCGAGGCCCGCGTTTCACGTGGAACACCCAAGTCTCCATTGAATCTCCATTATTTCTTTACACGATCTTAACATTTGTGCGATATTATAAGAGTTAAGCATGGGAGCCCCATGTTTGAAGTTCTTTAACAACACACAAAGGAGATAAGTCAAATGACTTTATGGATTGGAAAGGAGGCCAGTGGTCCTCAACTCTATACCAAAGCAAAATCTTTGAAAGAGTATGAAAAGAAATTGCAACGTTTTGATGCAGACAATTCTTTTGTACTACGTGTATTCAAATCTCTGAAAAAAGCACAAGAAGGATTTGATTACGTCAATTATGATTGGGATGGGGAGACGTTGAAAAAATCAAACGCTCAACCCGCCGTTGAACTTAATCGAAGATTTGCCGGTATTGATTGGCGGGAAGTGGTTGAAGAAACGAAGTAAGACTAACCGGGGGCCTTGAGCCCCCTTATTTATTAGGAGGTGAAAAATGAGAAACAAATCTTGTACTTGTGATGTCGCAGAGGAAGAACACGAGCACTGCAAAGGTTGTGATTGTGTTCTGCGGTGGGATGAAAGTGAAGACTTATGCCGCTCTTGTGAAGAGATCGAGATTTAGGAGATAAAGCATGAATAAATTATTGGAAGCAGTCAAAGAAGCAAGTATTTCTGTCGCTTGTTTGTTGGACGATGTTGCAGTTAACAACAGTTCAGAGCTAGATTTAACTGAATTAAAAACTGACATCGAAAACATTCAAAACCAGATTACGATCATTGAAAACTATTTGGAGCCTTTTGTGGTTGCAGAGTTGGACGCAATGAAGGAGGAGGCATGAAAGAATGCGTAGTGTGCGGGACTGTCGATCAAACTGCATTTGGGCATTGGTCCTCGAGCCATTGCAAACCTTGTCACAATCGAAAGGCGAAAGATGTTGAAAGTCGGCAGTATGCGTTTGCGATTAGGGCTCAAGAGCTGATGAAGGCGTTCTGGAGGCCGATTACTTCGGAGCAGGAGGCGCGGATCACGGATCCCGGTGCTTGGTACAAAAAGACCTCTATGTATATAGGATCTGAAAAATAAAAAAATATTTTTTGGTAAAATGGCCGTAACCGGTGTAACCGTGTAACTTTTGGAGAAAAAGCCTTTATATATAAGGATTTCAAAGAAACATAAACTTAACAAAATAAATGTAACGTAACTAAAGTTTATGTAACCAAAAATCAAAAAGTGCGTTAAGGGGGGCTGAGAATTTTTTTAAAAAAAAATAATTCTGGACATATATAAATAAGAACGTTATTTTTCACCAAACTATCGATGATTAACGGTCTTATGCCAAAGTCTATTACAAAGAAAGAAACTCGAGGACGACCTAAACTCAATTCAGAAACCCCTTTGACCCGCAAACAGGAGCTATTTGTAAAAGAACTTGTTTCGAAAGATGGTCAAATAACTATGAGAGAAGCGGCTATCAATGCCGGTTTTGCCCCTCGATCAGCTCATACTCGCGCATACGAAATGACCAACCCAAACATCTATCCAAACATTTGCAGACAAATTAGAGAATACCGTAATGAACTGGATGCTAAATACGGTGTTGACTACAAGCGTCACCTAAGAGATATGCAACGTATTAGGGACGGAGCAATTGAAGCGGGTGCCTGGAGTGCCGCCGTCCAAGCCGAATACCGTCGAGGTCAGGCCGAAGGCAATATTTACGTTAACAAGTCTGAAGTAAGACATGGCTCGATCGATAGTATGAGCAAGGAAGAAGTCGAAAGAGCACTGAAAGATATCAAGGAGCAATATGCGCCGGTCACGTATAACGGAGGCGATGCCCCGGGACAGAACAATACCCAAAACCGCTCAAAAGCGAGAGGCCGGATTTTGGAAGCAGTTCCGAACAGCACTGAGCAACAAAGCGAAAGAGAAAACGCTTAACTGGACTCGATTAGAAACATGGGCAATGCCCGGAGTTCCAGACGTCGTGTTGCAGGACGAAAAAGGCCGATTTCATTTTGTTGAATTGAAAGCAACTGGGTCAAACGCCGTCGATTTACGTCCCCATCAAGTTAGTTGGCTTACCAAACATGGGCACGGTAGTGTTTGGATACTTGTCAAACAACAAACCTCAAAAATGCCAAAAGCAAAACTTTATTTGTTCGGAGGTACCGACGCCGTTAATCTCAAAATGGAAGGGCTCACCTCGGTAGAATCCTTTGCTGAACAAGAAAGTCCTTTCGACTGGGAAGAAATACTTCACTTGATTCTGTTGTAAAAATCGCTTACACTCTCCTAAACGCGCACAAAAGGAGGAAAAGTAAAGGATGTTTGACGTTAAGGAATATTTGAAAGATCAAGCCGAACTCGCAGAATACGAACTCAGGTATCACAATCTTATTAAAAAGCACCCTCAGTTTATGGATGAAGCGGTGGAGCTTTTGGCAAAAACCTACGCGAGAGTTCTCGAAGCTCTTAAGGATGGGAACGAACTCAGGTATGAAGAACAAACAAGAGAGATTATGTATCAAACTTTTGGTGATGTGTATGGCGGCTTAGAAAAACTTGTTATTCGGAAACACAATTCATGTTTTTAATCGAATGGTTGCTCGAACTGATTTATGGTAAAGATTTTTTGAAAAAACATCGAAGAAGAAAACGGAGGTAAAAAACAATGATTAAATCAATTACAGACAAAAAAATTACACCAAAGCAAAAAGCTAAAGAGCAAATCGCCGATTTACTGGGCAGAATGGATTACTGGAGAGAATTTACGTTTAGCAATCACGAGCATATGACTCAGCGCGAGGATGATGAAGTTCAAAGGCACATTGAAATCCAGCTCGAAAGAATCAGAAATCTCGGCTTTGACTTCTAATTTTATGTAGGGCGCCCCCGAGGCGCCTTTTTTTTGTTGCATTGGTTGTCTTTCTCGCTTATGCTTTTAGACTACACACACAAAACGAGGTTAACAATGACAATAGAAACCAAGAAAGAAGAAGAAACATATAAAATCCCAGAGACGAAAGAAGAAGCATTAAAAATTATCGATGATGTGATAACTCGAGAGGTCAATTGGGCGTATGATCCTACCGATGACATAGAGGAAGCTTGGGCAATACTCCAAGAGCATCTAAGACAAGGAGGAAAAAACTCGCTAGCGAAAAAGATAGCTTTTCAGATCCTTCTTAAGGATTGGGGCGATCTCATTTATGAGCCACCATATACCGACGAAGGGCAAAATCGAGATCCGAAAAACCCTTATTCTGGTTTGACTTTAGATGCTGAAAATCGACTCAATGAGTTGCACGACATTATTGCGTCAGTTTTGAAGCAGTAGAGCTGGAGATTGAGCTAAAACTGGGCGCCCAAGTGGCGCCTTTTTTATGCTTGGAATACTTGTTTTTATCGCGTATACTTAGGTTTCACACACAAAACGAGACAAAAAAATGAATTTAACCGACCGATCAAAAAACCCCGGAAACACCAAGGTCAGAAAATCAATTGAAAATTACCGTAAACATTTTGGTATTAATCAAGAAGTAAGATATGCGGCGCTCTCGATCGCACCAGATCCCCGAGTTTGTCCTAGCTCAAAAATCGCACAATGTGCTGATCCTTGTTTGCATTTTTCTGGACTGGCTCGAACATACAGCTCCATCATTAAGGCCCGAGTTCGAAAGCTTAATTTTTGGTTGAATGACCGACCCGCGTTTTTGAAAATTTTACGTCATGAGCTCGGACTGTTCGAAAAACTTTGTTTAGACACTGGCGTCGAGGGCTGGGTTCGTCTCAATGTGTTGTCTGATATCGACTGGGAAAACTTCGATATCCCGCAGAATTTTCCGACTTTGAATTTTCTTGATTACACAAAACGCCCGGACCGAATAACCGCAAACCTGCCAGATAACTATCGTTTAATCTTTAGTTACAGCGGCGCGCCCAGGTATCAAAAACACGTCGAGACTGCCGTCGAGAATAACGCACCGATTGCAATCGTGATCGACAAAATGCCGATCGGCGCTTTTCATTTTTTGGGCCGCTCCGAATGGGTCAATGGCGACCATTCAGACATAGTTAATTGCTTTCAAACTGGGAAAAATATTTTCCTTAAGTACAAACCTAGTAAGAATATGACGCCCGAGAAAATCGCCGCTAGTCCTTTTATTCTTAAGACTCAAAACTTAATTGCGAGGGCCGCATAATGACCGATATCAATCTCGACCGCCGTCCGACTTGGGAGCTGAAGCAAATCGTTCGGGCTCTCAGTTTGCACCGTTGGCTAAACACCCAAGAAGAAAATGCACGCTTAGAACGTGCTAAAAAATTGTTGAAATCAAGATTGAAAACTTGATAAACTCTCATATCCACACACAAAAGGAGCCCATAAAATGGCTAAATTAAGAAAGTACAGCAACAATGGCGGACGTAAAGGACGCCAAGAAAGAGCCCGCGAAAGAGACCAGAGACGCGAGCGCAAAGCAATCCGACAACTTAAAAGGGCGTCATAATGAAGCATACACCCAGCGCTATTAGTATAGAGATGGCAACTCATACCGACGTCCTTTCTGTTCGCCCTGAGCATAGCAACAAAAAACGATTCTTCGAGGAGTACGCCGAAGATGGAAAAGTCGAGAGAAAGAACATTTTCAGCAATTTTTCACAATGGGCGCTCGCTTCGTCCGATGCTCGAATTTTTGGATATGGTATATATTCGGGTGGTAAATTGTGGCAAATGTCAGAAAAAGCACAGAGAAGCGCGTACAATATGACCCGCGCAGAATTTCAATTTGACATAGAAAAAGACGAAATAGAAGAAAATTAATTGTCTTAATTCAAACCTCCCAAGCGCCCACCCAGGGCGCTTTTTTTCTTGATCCCCTTGTGTTTATCGCTTAAAATGTAGGTTCAACACACAAACGAGATATAAAAAATGAAACTAATCCAAGTTAAATACTTAGGACCCACCAACACGCAGGGCACACGCTTTTCTGTCTCGACTGGATGGGACGGACCAAATAAGAGAGTCATAGTCGGCTATGAGTACGCGCTCGACTATAATGACAATGTCATCTCTGCCGCTGAACAGTTAGTTGACGAAATATGGGAAACTAACGCGCCCGAGGTTGTTCCCGATATTGGAAAGACTCGCGCTGGCTTTGACGTGGTCAGACTAAAATTCAGGGAGGAGGCCCAGTAATGGAAGGATCAAAAATTGATGGTCATCAATGGTTGCGCGACCGTGCCGAGGTTCGGCGCAAGATTGCGCGAATTAAGCGAAATAAAATTAATGATCTCAAGGAACAAATGCATCAAGATGGTTGGGAAAAAAACAAAGGGTATTGGAAAATCAGGCGTCGCGTAGTAAATCATAACGTCGCGGAAGCGCCCGCCAAGTATACGCCCGCCAACGCCGACGAACTTAAACACCGAGCGCTTAATCTTTTGATCAGCTCCCATAAACCGTGCCCGCCGTTACCGTGTGGTGCGGACGATGTTTACATTGAGAATCAATATTGGGATCGGGTCCAGGCATTTAAAATGCTGGACGCCTACGCCGTCCTACGTACCAGGGACGCGCACCGAAACGCCCCGAACATTCACGCATTCGATGAGCAATACTTTGGCGACGATTGAATTTCACCCGAGAGGAGACCAAACAATGACGAAAGAAAAAGAAGACGCATTAAAAATCATCGAAGCATTAAAAATCATCGACGATGTCATAACCCGCGAGGTTATCTGGGCCGACGATTGTACATGCGATATTGAGCAAGCTTGGGCCATACTTCAACAGTATATAAGAAAAGGAGAATTAAACTCGTGAAATTCTACATCCAAATCAATAATTTTAGCAAAAATGTTTTTTGGGAAATTGAGATAACAGAAAATTACGAAGGGGACAAGTGGCACGCGGAAATAATGGAAATTGACGGTTCAGACTACCATTATTCTGGTTCCAAGGGATTCGATACGGAAAAGCAAGTCTTCGACTACATGAGAGAGCTCGAGAGCTTTGTTCCCACAGAACATTTCGCCAAGCTTCCCTCGTAATCCTTACCCGAATAACTGGGCGCCCAAGCGGCGCCTTTTTTTTGCCCGAGTTTTTTAGAGTGATACTTGCCCGCCCTTGGCCCGAGCTCCGAGGTTAAAACCTACCGCGTTTTTCTTTAAGCAGCCGAGAGCTGCGCACGCAAATTTCCCGCGAGATTGGACCGCGAACCGTGAAACGGTCCGACCTCGAGCAAATTTCGGCGCGTCACGTGCCATAAAATTTTGACCAGGGACCAATGACCGCGAACCAGGTAACCAGGGAGCCCGAAAAATAACCAAGAATCGCGTAAATTGTCATGACAACTTAGAGCAGCCGAACAAAAAATCACGCAGAATCGGACCTCGGA